TTATTTCGCCGGCACGATCCGCTCGACCTTGCGCCGGTACACCCGCTTGGTGGTGGCCGCATCGGCGTGCGTGAGTAGCTGCTGGGCGCGGTCCAGCGTCGGCGCGTCCGAGCCAACCTTGGCGCGCAAGTCGTGTTCGGTGAAACGCTCAACGCCGGGCGCGGCCTCGGCGATCCGGTCCTGAAACCGCTGCCAGATCGATTTCCAACCAGGCGCACGGCCAGTCGCCTCGTTCATGTAGCCAGCTCCGCGCCGGGTGCAGAACAGGAACGGGGACAGCGCCGGCCGCGCGTCCTTTGCCTGGGCGACGGCGGCGCGAAGTTCCTCGGTCCAGGTGAAAACCACGGCCTTCGCCGTCGTCCCGGCCGTCTTTCCCGGCGTGACGTGGACGCCGTCGTCCTTCAGGTCGCTAACCGTCAGGCGCAGAATGTCGCCCTGGCGCAGCCCGGTTGCCATCTTCAGGCGCAGATATGCCTGGACGACCGGCACCGCGTCGCCCTTGCGCCGGCGCTTGATCGCCTGCGCCATCGCCAATTCCTCATCGGTCACGTAGCGCGTGCGCGGCGCCTCGCCGGCCAGCCGGACCTCACCCTTGAACGGGTGGCGGTCAATTTCCCCCCATGACACCGCCGCCGTAAAGGCGGCCGACAGAACCTCGACTTCCCGGTGCGCGGCGACCTTTTTCGTCCGCTTTTCGACGTACCGATAGACGTGCGATGGCTTGACCTCGCGGATCGGCATCGAACCGAATACTGGGCGCAGCTTGGCGATGGCTATCCGGTAGCCGGCCTGCGTCGTCACGGCCAGTTTTGACAGCGATTGGAGTTCGTACCGGTCCAGTAGGTCGCCAACCGTGCGCAAACCCCCCTTCGGGCTGTCCACGCGGGAAGCGTAGACGCGAAACGCCTCGGGTAGGGACTTGCCCAGCCGGAACCATTGGCGGCCGTCCCATGCGGCCTTCTGGGCCGCCGGCACCCGGAAATAGTAGGCGCCGTGCTTCCTGGCCCAGTTGGCGGGGAGACCCTTGTTCTCGGCTTTGCGGGGCGGGCTCATGCCACGGCGGACCAGTTTGGCTCGGCAGGGCCGGAAATCCTACCATCTTGGGCCACGCCCATGACCTGCTCGACGTGCGCGCGCAGAACGGCAACCGAGCCGTCCGGGCGCACCTTGTGTTCGATCCCCATGGCGCGCAGAGCCCGGACCTGGGCGCTCGGCATCTGGCGCCCGGTCAGCTCGCGCAGTTCATCCTTGGACAGGAACAATTTTCGCCTCAAATCCGTTACCCATGCACCAGAACCGCCAGACGTGGCCGGCCGGGAAATCCACGCCGGCCTTCGGATCGACGGTGATCTGTCGCACAGTGCCGGCGTCGTTCCATGCCTTCGTGCATTGCCGACCGACGCACCAGAGGCAGGTTTCGCATTTCATGGCAATAGGTGCCGCTCTGCCCATTGGCGCATGCGCTTCCATCGATGCTCGGGCGTTTCTTTCCACGGTCCGCCCTCATCGTTTTCGTACATGATTTCCTTCGCCATGGCCTCGGCCAAGCTGAACGCGTCTGCGACGGTTTCCGGTTCGTCTGGGTCCAGCATGGAAAGGTTCATGCCGCGCGCAACACCCACGGCACCGAGCGCGCAGACATCGCCTTCGGCGTCGCGCAGGTCGTCCGGCACAAGGCGCTTTTCCGGCATCGCATCGAGCGCCACGATTAGCTCACGCAAAAACGCCTGCCCGCGCTTGCCGCGCAGTGCGCTTTTCACTGCGCCGCGCCAGCGGATAAAGTCCCACTGGTCAAGGTCGTCGCTGTAAGCGGCCCGGCTCATGCTGTAGTCCCTTCGTCGTCAACCCAATAACTCAATTCTTCGTCCACCTGTTCCTCCGGCGTCCAGAAATCCAATTCGCCGGCGCCACAGACCGCGTCCTACGTCGCTTCGACGGCTGCCTGGATGTCAGCTTCCTGCAGGTCGGGGAGGCGCTTGCGAAACTGCGCGGCGGCGCGCGCTTTCCATTCCGCATCTGTCGTCCGATGCATCAATCGCACCCTTTCATCTTGTCCGCCTCACCGCTCTTGATGTATTCAAACCAGGGGATGAACTGGCCCTCGTGCCAAAAGCCCCATTCGCGCACCTGGCGCAGCACCAGCACCAAGGTCCAGCACGTACCCCAAGGCGTCGTCAGCCTGTGGATGTGCGACGGCGGGAACGTGCGCAGCCACGGCGCCCGGTATACGGTGAAGCCGGCCGGTGTTTCCTCGAGATACGCGCCCCAAAGCCCAATGCTGATGAACCGTTTCGGGTGGTCGTGCAGGTCTCGCGTCCAATCGTCGCCGACGAACTTATGGATGTAGAGATTTCCCCATCGCGTGCGAAGCACGGTCCAACGGTAGAGGTAAGTCGGGCACCTGTGCCGGCCGTTGATTTCTTCAGGGGCTCCAAATAGGCGCGTCAGGATTGCGCTCACGCCTTCCACTTCCATGCGAACAATCCTGCAGCGATTTGTTGAAACCAATTCCGCCGACTACTCATGACATATCTTTTGTTTTGGGTTATCGGCCACCGGTTCACAAACCATGTACGTTGGCCTTGGTTTATTCGACTCCACACGCATCCGATTCGTATCAACTACGAAGAAAATTGTCATGGAAGAAAATACTATGGTCGTCAAGCCGAGGAGTACCTGTACCACCCAATGCGATTTCAAGGTCATTTCGTATTCCCCTTCCATGCGGCCAGTTGGGCGTCGATGCGAGCGCGCCATGAACCAGGGGCGGATGGTTGAAAGTAAATTGGCGGCTCTCCCATCCACTCCCGCGCCTCTTCCAGCAGCCCCGCCATTGCTGCGGCTTGGGATTCCGCCTTGTTGCAATTTTCAAGTTCATGCTCATACAGCCCGGCCCACTTTGCCCATTGCGCCTTGGCTTCAGTTAGTTCGGCCTGTAGTGCTGCGGCTTGGGATTGGGCGACTTCGGCACGTTCTTGTTGCACTGAATGCGCAACGGCCATTTCTTGATACGACATCTTGTGCTGCTCAATTCGGTCCTTGAGGGTGGCGTTCTCCGCTTTCAGCGTGGCGATGCACTGGTCCATTTCCATGACGCCAAGGCAAAGAATTCGCAAGCCGGTTTGAGTGACAGATTGCGCAAAGTCCTCTAGCAAATTGAGGGAAAGGTTCACTGCATCTGCTCGGAGGTTTGGCAGCAGTTCTTCCTGCGTGGTGTCGTTCATATCAGTCCCCCAAAATTCCAACATCGTGCAAGACTTCCCGCACAATCTCCCGCACGCGCCGCTCGGTAAGAGGTGCTGACATTGCAGATTGCAGCCTCTCGTTTTCCTCTTTCAGCGTGGCGATGCAGTCAATCGGGTCAATGTACCCGCCAGTCATGTGGCCTCCCAAAGTAGTTTCTGTCCTTGCAGCAATTCGGCGGTATCAACGCGCGGTCTGCTCGGCACGTTCCAATTCCCCCCACCGCGCTCCCCGATCAATTTCCAGCCAGCTGCGCGAACGCTTGCGCCCCCCTCTTGCGGCAGTGTGTATGTAATCAGCCGCGTGTACCCCAATGCCTTTGCCGCACGCCACGCAGCCCCGTAGAGCATTGAGCAAGCGTTCTTTGCCCCGTCTGTGCATACGCGGTTTACTTCCAGCGTGTAGCCCGTATCGCTCATCCTGGCGACTGGCCTGCCAACCATAGCCACCCCGCGCACCTTGTCAGTCTCATCAGAAACTGCAATGCAGAACTTGCAGCCGGGTATTGCTTTGTGGTGACGGTGATAGGTCGCCACGAAAGCATTGGCTTCGGCAAAGTCAATCGGCGTTACGCGTAGCATCGGCTTTGTCCCGCTGTATAGCGGCGTCAGCAAGGGCGGCTTCGGCTTTCTCGGCGCGTTCGTAATGGAATTGACGCCCCATGATGGCTTGCGTGAGATGTTCTTCCAATTCCGCAATCCTCCTATCCCGCACGTCATCCGAAGTGGCGCCGGGAGCTTGTGGTTGGGGAGCGGCGTAAAGCGCAATAGTTTGTGGAGCCGGTGCCTTCCACTCAGCACGCCCAAAATCAGGCTTTTCAAAGCTAACTGAATTGCCCCACGGAGCAACGACCATCCACGCCACCGGCTCTTGCGGTGCTGCGCATTGATAGCAGTGATCCGCTGCCCATACGCCGTGCTTGCAACGCTCTTGCGGGGATGCTTGGGGGATACGCAGGGCTTCGTCGCGTTGATCTGTGGTCATGACTAGTCCTGCGCCCGACGCCAACCTTCCGGGGTGTATTCGCGCTGGCGGCGCACTTCGAAAATACCGGCAGGAATCTTGATCGTTTCGTGCGTATCCCATCCGCGCAGGTGTTCCAGCAACGCTTCCGTTGCATCGGTGGCCTCGATAACCTCGAGGTAGGAAACGAACGGATCTTCGCTGTCGTATAGCCGCACGTTGGGGCGCTCTGCGATGACATGATTGTGTCCGGTTTCAGAATGGGCAACCACGAACACGCCGTTTTCGGCGGTTGCCGGCTTCACGCCAGCGGGCAGCCTGTCAATCCGGCGAAGCATCACGTCACCTTGAGCGGCACAGTTTTGAAACGTTTTCATTTGAATCTCCTGGTTAAGTACGCACTTCGGGGTGGAACTGGGTTGCATCTAGGCCAAACGTCCAGGCGTTTGCCTGCAATGCAGTTTTCATTTCCTTCGGTACTGGTATTGCAAACTCGCGCTGGGTGGCGCACATCACGCGCAAAAACTTTTCCTTGCCTGAGCCGGGAAGGTTGACCTCCACCAAAGTACCGATCTGCGGAGCATCAACGTCGATGACCTTGGCCTTGAGTTCCTTGAGGATTCTTGCCCACCCAACGATTTCGCAAGCGGCGCGACGCTGCTCGATGTTCTCCCAAGTAAGCGCCGTCTTGGCGGACAATTCCGACTTGCGCTCGATCCACTCGGCGGGGATTCGCACCCCATGCCAGTGATAAAGCGCCCATCCGTCGCGCCATAGATGCGACGGGCCGTCCTCACAGTGCGGCCTGTTTTGCTCGTCCTTCTTCAACACCACCGGAAAGTCCGAAACCAAACAAAATTCCTCGTGCATGACGCGAAACCCTCCCTCTCGCGCGGCGGCCTCGTAAAATGCGAAAGCCTCATGCTCTTTTAACCGCAGCCCAAGAACATCTCTAAAAGCCGTCAAGTACGAGCACCAGGCCGCCCACATATTCCCGCCTTGATAGGCGCCATACCATCGGCGCGCACACTTAATTCCGCCAATCCCTGCCAAGGCCATGCAGGCGTCCGCTGCGTTTTTCTCGGGGTCACCGTCAGGCGCGTACGTGGCTGCGTACGTGGCTGCTATCGTGGCTGCGTCCGTGGCTGCTCTCGTGGCTGCTCTGGTGGCTGCGTCCGTGGCTGCTATCGTGGCTGCTCTCGTGGCTGCTATCGTGGCTGCTCTGGTGGCTGCGTTCGTGGCTGCGTCCGTGGCTGCGTCCGTGGCTGCGTACGTGGCTGCGTACGTGGCTGCGTACGTGGCTGCGTCCGTGGCTAAGTCCGTGGCTGCGTACGTGGCTGCGCTCGTGGCTAATTCCGTGGCTGCGTACGTGGCTGCGTCCGTGGCTGCGTACGTGGCTGCGCTTTCACCATTTTTCCTGCAATGCCAAATCCACGCCGAAGCGCCGTAAGCAAAAGCCATGACAAGCGGGGAGGGAACTATTACGACCAGTGGCTCTTTCAACCCCGCAGCAGTGTAAATTCCCTTGATTGCCGGAACGATCTTGGAAGGATCAATCGGATCGGTTCGCATCGCAACGCCAATCCACTCTTTTGCAACGGCGTCCATGCGCAACTTTTCTTCTGCGGTTATGCCGCCAGTTGCCTTGCTTGGGGTGCGAATGATTTTCATGCTAATTTTTTCCTTGTCGCTTGGGGTATTGATGAAATCAATCATTTACCATCCCTTAGCGGGTGGCAACCAAAATCAGTGTTGGTCTGTGGTCATGCAAGCTCCTTTCTCGCCTCGCACACCGCGACAACAGCGCGGCAGTCGTCAACGTCAAACATTCCAATGTGAGTATTCGCCGGCGAGATGCCCAACTGTTCTGAAAGCCATGCGTAGGCTTCCTTGCGGGCCATCTCCTTCGATTTCCAAATCGGATCGAAGGCGGCGTGTGCTTTGATCTTTTCCCGGCGCAGCTCGGAGTTCGCAAGCCGACCGAGCGGTTTTTCGGTCCCGGTATGACATCCGACGTAGGCTTCGCACGGCGCGCAATGCCAGAATCTTTTGTGAAACAGATCGGGGCGATGCGGGTAAACCACGGACCCGGTGACGAGCCGCGCGTCGCGGTGGCAGTAGGGGCAAGTAACTTTCACGCCAGCTCCTTCTGCGCCTGCTCCCAGGCTGCATTGATCTCGGCCATGCGCTCGGCGCTGCCACCTCTGTCGGGATGGTGCTCGGCGGCCGCGCGGCGATACCTGTTGCGCACGAAGTCCAGGTCTTTCCAATTGGCCGGGACATCCAGGATTTCACGCCACGTTTTTTTGGCGGCGGGCGCCGGCAATGCGGTGAATCCTGTGAAAGCCCGATCAAGGATCGCAGCGCCTCCATGGCGTTCGATGGCGCGCATAGCTTCAAGCGTGGCCGCGATTGCGGCTAGGTTGCCGGCCACCGTGTCGTAGCTGTCTATCGCCATGCAGCGCCGGCCGTCGCTGTTTTTGATCTGCCAGTACACCGCGGCTCCTGGGTCGCTGGGCTCGGCCAGATTCGAACGCGGCAGGCCGTCCAATCGTGTTGGCACGTTCGTCGAAATGACGACCTCCCAGTCGCCGATGCCCATGCGCTCAAGTTCGTTCATCACGCGCTGAACGCCTTCAAATACCGAAACCGGATTGCGGTTGCGGCTGAACTTGGAGCGCAGCCGTGCGTTCGCAGGCGTGCGTTTCCAGCCTGTAGGCCAGAGCAGCGGATATCGGGGTATGGATTCCTGGGTCATGCCGTTGTCCCGTGAATTCGATTAGGCCGCTGCCCGCTCTTCGATCTTCTGATACTGGTACTTCCACTTGATGTTCGCGGCGTGATACGCGCCGACCGAATCTGCCGTGCGAAGCGCTTCAAAAACGCCCGGAGGGACATTCGTGTAGTGATAGAGCGCGCCCGGTCCCACTTTCGCGGTGAAGCGCACCGCGAGCGTTTGGGTGAGGGCGTCGTACCCGATGCCGTCAATCTGACTGCTGGATACTTTTTGCATTGGGATTTCCATTTGAGGTTCCTTTGTTGTTTGAAAAAGACCTTGCGTTGCCCTGCCCTGCCATGCCTCGCCCCGCCGTGCTTTACCCCGCCTCGCCTGGCCGTGCCGCGCTCTGCCGCAGTCAACCCGCTGCGGCTTCGGTACCTACGCTTGGTTCTTTCCATACCGCGTCGGGTCCAATCCCGGCGCGTCTATTGCTCCGTCAAAACCGTCCCCCCACGCGCTGCAATGCTGGTGTTCTGCGGTGTATTGCTGCGCCATCGGAGCCCCGGCCGGCGCGAGGCAAACCGCCTGCAACTCAATGCCGAACATGCGTGACACCAGTTCTGACCAGTAGCGGCAGTTCTCGCACCGCTGAGTGGTATTCGGGTCGCGCAGGGCTTCGGTTTCCATCGCCGTATTCAGGCCGCAGCCAATTCTTCGACCAGTTCCAGGACTTCGCGCAGGCCGGCCTCGTTGAGAGTCCCAAGGGTCGCCACGATGCGCAGGCGCAGCGTTTCAATGGTTGCCGGGTGGTCAACTTCAAACCCTGGGCGATGCGCGGTTCCTTGCGGAATCGGCAATTTGTCAACCGCCGGACCTTGCATTTGCGCCGATTTGTCAACCGACGGTGCTTCGGCTGCCGCTCGCTGGATCGCCTGGTTCGCGCGCTCGGCGGCGGCTTTGCGCTCGGCTTCCTCGCGTTGCTCACGCTCGATTGCCGCGCGGGCGTCCGCCTCGGCCTTGATCCGGATGGCCTCGGCCTTGCGGGCTTCATCGGCGGCGTGTTCGGCGATCCGGTTCTTGACCAGCGCCGTCAGGTCGTCGTTTGCCTTCAATACGATTTGCGCGGTATCGGCAAAAAGGAATGAATGGTCTGCGGCCAGATCGCGCAGGGTTGAAAGGTTGACCTGGATGCGGTCGGCGATTTCGTTCGCCGACAGCTTGGCGCGGGCCAGCTCATCGGAAACGGCATCCCGCAGGCTTTGAACCGTGCGCTTGCCCTTCACGACGCCGGAAAAGTCGGCGACGATGGCGGGCATGTACGCCTTACCCAGGCGCGCATTGAGCCCCGCCAAGTGCGCGGCAAAGGCATCCTTTCCTTCCTGGACGATTTCGCCGCGGATCGCTTCCTTGCGCGCCTTGACGAGCTTTTCGACCATCAACCGGTTCGTGCGCGCGAATTCCCGGTACTGCGCAACGGTGCGGCGCATTTCCTCGACGCTGGCGGTCTGCGCAAGCGCCGCATCCTCGGCGGTTTTCAACGCCTGCTCGGCCTTTTCAAGCGTCTTGACCGCCGACTCGCATGCCGCGAAATCCTCGTCTGTCTCGGGCTTTGTGGGCATGCGCTCGACAAAATCGCGCAACTGCGCACCGAACGCTCCCAGGTTTGACGTAAGCGCCAATGCCCCATCGACACGGATCGACAGTGCCGGCAGAGTCGCTTCTATCACCACAGCCTTGGGTGCTACCTCAACGTGCTGGTAGGCAGCAACGTCGCCGGCAAATTGCTCCCAGGCGGCGCGCAACTGTTCGGCCCTGCCCGGTACGGGTCGGTACTCGCATTGCGCAAACCGGTCCTGCGTGCCGTCCGAGCAAACGAACACGACGCGATCCAAGCCGCCCACAAGGATCTGGTGTTCCAGTTGCCAGTAGTAGTGCGGCTCCAATTGCCCGGAGCGCACTTGGGCGGCAAGGTCTTCGTTCCAGAGCTTGTGTTCGTACCCGGTGCGGCCGTCCATCGTCAGCCCATCGAACGAAGCCAGGAAGCGGCCCGATACGCCAACGACCGGGTACAGGTCTTCGCCGATGGATTCCTCGACAAAGGCGCGCGCGGCGTCTTCTGCGGCGTGTCCGCGGTCAAAAAGCGCCTGCTTGTGCGCGTCGATTTCCTCCGTTATTCCCAGTGCCACCGAGCGGACAAACTCTGCCCGTGACTTGTACTTGCTCGCACCCATGACGGCTGGCGCGTCGCTGGCACAAAAATGCGCGGCTCGCGCCTGATGCCATGCTTCGCTGCCTTGCTGAATATCAAGGATTTCCATGGTCACTCCTGCGCTGCCAAAGCCGCATCGGCGGCGAGCATCGCGGCTCTGTCATCGTTGGACGGAACCTCGACCGCGCGCAGTTTCTGCTTCTGCTCTTCGGTCATCGGCTGGCGAGATTCCACGGTCTTGATGATCTGGTCGGCCGTTTTTTTCTGGCTGACGATGAGTTCGGTCCAGACCGGCAAATTCGTTGCGAACTTTTCGTCGCTGTACTGCCCCGGGGCGCTCGGCACAACTTCAACGCTGCCCATGTCGCGCACGGAGTAGTCCGCCAATTCCTCCACGCCACCGAGACCTTTGAGCAAGTCGGCTGCGGCATCGCGTGCGGCGAACCAAAACGCGCGCCAGGCCATTTGCCGGTATGGGTAGTTGCGCCACGGGCCTTCCTTGTTCCAGAGTCCGGCGGTTTTGGCGTTTTCCAGGGAGAAGGTGCGCTCGACCGGGGGGCGTCCCTTGCGGGTGATCTTGCAGCGGGCTCGGGCGTTTTTCTCGACGATGGCGCCATCGTCTTCCTCAATAATGCAGCCATTGGCAAGCAAAATCGCCTTGCCGGCGTCGCCGTAGATCCCAGGCTTGCCGTTGATGACAGCGATGTTCTGGATCGCAGCAATGGGCGCAATGCCGACCTCGGCGCCCATCTGAACGGCGATTAGTACATCCGCCGGCTTGCCGCGAAAGTTCTTCGGCACGAGCTCGGAATCGGCCATCATCTTGGCAAAATCCATGGCCTCGGACAGGTTGCGTGGTGCAAGCGAGAAAGCCGCGCGCGGCTGCGCGACAAGCTGCGCCTCATTGATGTCGTTCATGGCGTCCTTTCGGTTATTTCAGGTAAGCGATCCATGCCGTGTAGGCGATGGCGTAAATTGCGAGGCCGACGACGACCGCCACCACAGTCGCTACAGCCGCCGGGAAAAGCCGGTCGTCGTCTTCGTTCATTTGCGCGCCTCCCGCATGTAGCGGATGCGCTGGGCAATCGACCGACGCAACGATTCCAGGTCGGCGCGCGTCTTCTGCATCACCTCGGCTGCAAGGCGTTCAATGGCGGCGTCTATTGCGTCCATGGCTATCGCTGCGCGTAGAAGCGTTCGCGCTGGTCTTCGGATTCCCACCGCGACTCGCGGCGCGTGACCTCGGCGTCCTGCTCGATCTGGCTGGCAACATCGTTCAACTCGGCGCCGGCCGCAAGGGCGAAGCGCAGGCGCAACTCGGCCGCAGCCGCTTCGGTGTATGCCTTGTCAATTTCCCGGTTCATGCTGAACCCTTGTCGGTTGGCAGTTGCCAGTTTTCGGTGAAGGAAACTGTGGCATTTTCGGACTCGGTGTTGCAGCCCTTGGCCCGCTCCACGAGCCGCACGGCGCGTTCGTAGTAGTCACCACGGTTCATCGGGTCAATGCCGGAAAGCGCCCACTCAAGGGTTGAAAGCAGCTCCGGCGCTGCGGCTATCAATTCCGCGTCGTGCTTGTGACGCGGGTTTTCCCAGAAGCAGTCGGCCACCTGGAATCCGCCAGTGCCGTCCTCATTGCGACAAGAGCGGACTACGCCACTGCCGACGTGTTCCCAGGGGCCAGGGGTGTGGGCCGCACTCATCTCGCCACCCGCTGCGCTGCCGCCAACGCACGGGCCTGCGCGTTCTTGCGGACGATGGAATCGAGCGCCGCACCGGCGCCCAGCAAGTTGCCGACCTGCAGGGCCTCGGCCAAGTCCTTGAGTTCGGTCAAGGGCATATCGCACAATCCACCGAGCGTGTCGTAGATCATGTGCGGGCTGGTCGGGTTGCACTCCGCTGCCATCAATCGGCCGTACTCGGCGTCAATGGCGTCGGCCAATTCCTCGGCGTAGGTGTCGGGCTCAAAATACGATGCGTTCGGGCCGATCATGACTGGCCTCCGGCGTCGGACTCGCCCTTGTCCTGGGACATAACCCACGCCAGCAAAACCGCGCAGGAAATGAAGCCAATCGCCAGCGCACCAATGGCGACGATCACGATTTTTGCTTCGGTCATTTCGCCACCTTCGGAGTCCGAGCGCTGCGCAGGAATCGCATAAGCGCTGACAGGAAAGAATCGTGGTTCGCACCGGAAGGCCGCGCCAACTTGGACTTCTTGACGCGACCGGCCACCAGCGCCTGCTCACGGCGCTCTTCGAACGTACCTCTGCGTTTTGCTTCGCCCATGTCAGCCTCTTAGACGAACAGGAGGTCGTTGATGTCGGCGACGGCGCGCGCTGCGGCTTGCTGCTGGGCGATGAGGCGGTCGGCTGCGACCTTGGCCTGATGCGCGGCGGTGGCGAGCATTTCGCGGGCTTCGACCAGCGAGACCTTTTCGACTCCGAAATGGGGAACGAACCGGTAGCACTGCGTGCCAGCGAGGTTCTTGAGCAGGTAGGCGTCCGGGCGTCCATCGCCGGGCGTGGGGATCATTGCAATGACCGTGAAGGTCAGGAAGCCAACGCGGACCTGCGCGCCTGGTTGCCAGTCTTGCTTCGTGTTCTTGCGCATTTGCTGCCCCTTCGTCAATCGTTGATCGATGAAGGGAATGTATACCCAGCGGTATACCTTTGTCAATACCATGCGGTAAATATTTTAGGCGAGAAAACACCCCCTCCTTAAGGTTTAGCGTAAAAATTCAGGGTGGATTAGCCGAAAATGGCCGCGAGAATTATGACAAGAATGAGACCCGAAAACAGCAGCATCGGGACAGCGACGATCAGAGCCAAGCCGCGAACGAAGAGCGAAGCGTTGGCCTGCGCCGCGGCTTTCCTAACCGATGGGACGCCGCAGCTTGGGCAAAGGGGAGCGGCGTCACTTATCTTGTGGCCGCACTCATTGCAAGCAATCAGCGCCATAGTCAGCGGAATATCGTGTGCGCAGAAATGACGACACCGATAATCTTGGCGTCCCCGACCGGCCGTATCGGGTAGCGCGGGTTCAGCGGCTTGAGAAGCAATTCATCGCCGTCTTGAATGAGTTGCTTGAAACTGGCGACGGTGTTTTGAACGGCGATAACGTAATCACCAGGCGTGGCCGTTGTCTCGGGTTCGACGATGAGAACCATGCCATCGGAGAATTTCGGTTCCATCGAATCACCTTCGACGCGAACCGCAAAGGTCGCTGGCCCAGCATTGGCGACTGTCTTTACATTTTTCCGGCTGTCGTCCATTTCTATTGATCGGATTCCAGAAGAAAAACTTCCAACCTCGGCCCACGAATAAAGAGGAACTGACGCAACAGTCGAGGGTTCGCGCACTACATTGGCGGCGGCATTGTTACTTATTTCGGCGCGCATGGTACCGCTAAATGCGGGGCGGTTGCTACGCTCATTGACGGAAATTGGGACCGGCGACGAAAGACGAAAGGGCGGCAATTGGAACGCCGTCTCTATATCTTCGGCCAGTTCTTCGCCGATTGCCTTGTGCCATTTGTGACCTGGTTGCTTGAGGCTCCTGTTTATGAGCGAAGACGGTTTGCCGGAGCGCCGACTCAGCTCGGCTTCGTTGCCATCGCACCAAAGCGCCAAGATTTCCATTAACCGCTGGCGCCTAATTTCGTATTTGTCCATGCGGGAATTTTCTTCAATCTTTACCAGGGAGTAAATATTTCCGCAGGTATTGACCAATGTATACCGTACGGTATATATTGGCGGCATGCGTGCACTTCGTGACTACCTAAATTCGCTGCCCGTCGAGGCGCAGCGCGACTTTGCCGGGCAGGTTGGGACGACCCTGGGATACCTGCGCAAGGCGTGCAGCATCGGCCAAAAGTTGGGTCCAGCGATCTGCCTTTCCATTGAAGGCGCTTCTGAAGGCGCCGTGACGCGCCGCGATCTGCGTTCGGATTTCGCTGAAATCTGGCCGGACCTCGCCGCGATGCCACGACCGCGATCCGTACGGCGCCCGGCTCGAAAAGCCGCTTGAAAGTAAACGCCGTGCCAACCCCAAAAAATCCGCGCGCGGACGGACCGAGCGCAACCAGCTCGGGGAGCAGTTTCGGCGCACCTTTCCGCCGACCAGGCCGCGCCGGGCGGTCATCCGCGCGTCCCGGCAATTTTTTCATTTGTTCCATAGCGAGCAGTGTGCACGCGAATCATTACAAAGACCCCCAAAAAACCGCTTGACGATTTGGAAAGGTTGGGAAGCGTTGCAATGAGCGCAGAGTCTTTCAACGACGCCCTGATTGAGTGCGTGAAGCACTGCGGTGGCTCCAAGGTGGTTGGCGTGGAACTCTGGCCCGCCAAGGGCATTGAGGCTGCGCAGCGGCATTTGCTCGCGTGTCTGAACGATGACCGAAACGAGAAGCTGTCGCCCGACGAAGCCCTGCACGTCATGCGTTTGGCCCGTGAGCGTGGTTGCCATGCGGCCATGAACTTCCTTGCGAAGGAACTTGGCTACGGTCAACCAATGCCGGTTGACCGGAGCGACGCCGCTGCCGAGTTGCACCGCCAGTACATCGAGGCCACGCGGATGCTTGCTCGGCTTGCCGAGCGGATCGAAAAAACGCAGAGGCTGGCATGAAGGCATCTTTTTTTTCATCCGACGAGAGTTGCGCAAGCACGGTTCCGTCAAGCGGAGCGTGCGCTTCCTCTGGTTCTTTTGTCTGTTCCGTATCGGACAGACAGGAGCGCCCGAAGCGTGTCGCGCGGACTGGAAAAATGGCGCTGCCGCGCATCACCGACTTTGACGAATTCGTGCGCGAGTACGAAATGCGCCGCGAGGACGATTGCCTGATCTGGCCGTGGAAAGTCTCGAAAAGCGGTCACGGCATGGTGAAGCGCGGCGGCGAAAAGTTCTACGTCCACCGGCGCCTATACGAGATGCGCGACGGCAAGCCGCTCGGCGACTTGCTGCTGGTGCGCCGCGTGGAAATTTGCGAGAACTCGCGTTGCTGCGAGCCAGCCCACTGGATGCCGGTACCGAAGTCGCGCCACGCGACCATCGTCGCCAAGCAAGGTCGCCTGTCACACGGTCCTGCGCACGCCGCCAAATGCACGGTCGGCCGGCGAAAAGGCCGCCATTTGAAATTGAGTCTTGAAGCTGCCCGCGCGATCCGCGCCGACGCAAGGCCGTCAAAGGCGCTCGCCGCTGAATACGGGGTTACGACCTCATCCATCAATCGCATCCGTTCTGGACGCGATTGGCGTGAGGCTTCCCCATTTCAAATGTTCGGGGCGCGATGATCGGCGCCCGCGAAGAAGGCGAACGACTCGCCCAGGCATGCACCGATAAGGCCGCGCGCGTCACAGCATTTGATGCCGAGGGCGCGCGCGAGACCGCATTGCGTCTGCTGATGCTGGACGGCCCGACGCCTGGTGAGGCTCTGGTTGAAAAGCTGAAAGCGCGGGGCTATATCCCTCACGACGATCGAGCGATGGGCGTCGTTTTCTCCGTACTGGCGCGGCGCGGCCAGATCAAGTGCATCGGGCATTGCGCGCGCAGCAAGGGCCACGGAACCGCCGGTGGCCGCGTATGGCAAGCGACCGCATGGCGGCCTATGCCGGGTCTCAGGGCCGCTGATACGCGGCAGGAGGCACTGTTTTGACTGCTCGCATCCTCTGCGGCGACGTGATGGACAGACTGCGCGAACTGCCGGCCGGGAGCGTGCAGACGTGCGTCACTTCGCCGCCCTACTGGAATCTTCGGGACTACGTCGTTGCCGGGCAAATCGGCCTCGAGGAAACGCCAGAGGAATGGGTCGCCAAGTTGGTCGCCATCTTCGCCGAGGTCCGGCGCGTGCTGCGCGACGACGGGACGATCTGGGTGAACCTGGGCGACAGCTACGCCGGATCACGGCGCGGCCTCGATGTCGGCGGCAATTCCGACGAATACAACGCGCATGGCCAGGGGCAGGCGGCGCGCGCCATGACGGCCAGCAGTCGGCGGGACGACGAACCGATACCGCGTAGCGACATGCGAATCTCTGGGCTCAAGCCGAAGGACCTCGTCGGCCAGCCGTGGCGCGCGGCATTCGCATTGCAGGCCGACGGCTGGTACCTGCGGCAGGACATCATCTGGCACAAGCTGAACCCGATGCCCGAGTCGGTGCGGGATCGCTGCACGAAGGCTCACGAGTACGTTTTCCTGATGTCGAAGTCGGAGCGCTACTTCTTCGACGCGGACGCGATTAGCGAGGTATCAAGCCCCGACACGCATCCCCGCTTGCCCGGGAACCGCTCGCACAAGGGCACTGATGCCTACGCCGCCGGCGCCAAGGAACACCGCACGAAGGCTGGCCTCGTGGCCTACGCCGAGCGCCAGCGCGGGAAACGCCCTTCCGGCTGGGCGACAGATGGCGAACACTCCGCTCTTGCGCTGCAACGGCCCGGAGCGCATCGCAAGGACCAAGTCGCGCACGCGGGCAAGACGGTTCAATCGGGGCTCGCTTCGCAGGTAGGACACCGTCCGAACGGGAAGCGAAACGCGAGTTTCGATGACGCGATGGCCGTCATGCCAGAGCGGCGTAACCGCCGGGATGTCTGGTCGATTGCCAGCGAGCCGTATCCGGAGGCGCATTTCGCGACCTTCCCGTCGATGCTGCCGCGCCTGTGCATCCTGGCCGGCTCGCGCGTCGGTGACGCGGTGCTGGACCCGTTCGCTGGTTCCGGCACCACCCTGCAAGTCGCGCTTGAGCTGGGGCGCGCCGCCATCGGCGTCGAACTCAATCCGGAATACGTCCGCCTGATTGAGCGCCGCCTTTCGCGCACCACGCTTGGCCTGCAGTTTGGGGTGGCCGCATGACGCCGACCCCGTGCCCGATCTGCAATCGCATCGCCGTTGGCGTCGGCATTCCCGCGTTCATGTGCGGTTGCTCTGCCGCGCTGATCTTCGTCCTGGGGCACGCCCCGGCCACGGAATCGGCCAACGACGAACCAATCCCCGGAGAGGTCGCGTGAGCGCATACCCGAAGCCCCGGACGTTTCGCAGCGGCCGACTGCTCGAAATCGTCAACATGCTCGGCGCCCAGAACGACATCCCGTGCGCCTGCGGCTGCGGCATCGAGGACGGCACCGTGGTGGCCGCCCACGGGAACTACGGCAAGGGCGGCGCCATCAAGGCGTCCGACGCCACGGTCATCGCCCTGCGGTTCGCCTGCCATTCAAAGCTGGACCAGCCCGGCCAGGACGCGCGCTCGAAGCCCGAGCGCCGCGCATTCGAGGCCGAAGCAAACCTCCGAACCCTGCGCTGGTTGATCGAGCGCGGCTACCTGGTGCCCTCACGATGACCACTCCCCAGCGCGGCCCGTGCGCGAAACGGCGCGTCACCTGTCTCATCATCAACGCGAACCGCGACCAGGTGTTCGGCGAAAACGACTGCGCCAATCCGCAGGCGACGTGCCCGCGCGCGCCCGGCGAGGGATACGAAAAGTGCAAGTCGGTCTGCGGGCAGGCCGGCCACGCCGAAACAGAGGCCATTGCACGGGCGCAGCGCCTTGGCATGGACCTCACCGGAGCGTCGGCGCATATCCACGGCCATTACCACGCCTGCGAGCCCTGCGCGCGCGCTTTGGCTCAGGCTGGCGTGTCGTGGATTGTCATTCATGTTGACCCAACGGCGGTGCCACGGTGAGGTTTCTGAGTCTCTTCAGCGGCATCGAGGCCGCTTCCGCCGCGTGGCTTCCGCTGGGATGGGAGTGCGTCGGCTTTGCGGAAATCGACAAGTTCCCCGCCGCCGTTCTCGCGCATCACCACCCGAGCGTTCCGAACCTGGGCGACGTTTCGAAGGTCACGCGCGAACAGATCGAATCCCTGAGCCCCATCGACCTGGTCGTCGGGGGATTTCCGTGCCAGGACTTGAGCATCGCCGGCAAGCGTGCCGGCTTGGAGGATAAAGATGGGCGCAAGACCAGAAGCGGGCTCTTCTTCGACGCAATGCGAATTGTGGAGTGGGCCGGACCTCGGTGGGTCGTCATTGAAAACGTCCCCGGACTTTTCTCAAGCAAGGGGGGGGGCGACTTTGCTGCCGTGGTTGGAGAACTGGCTGGGGCCGACTTTGACGTACCGGATGATGGATGGAGCAATGCCGGTGTCGCAGCCGGCGCGCGGGGGCTTGTCGAATGGGCAACTCTGGACGCGCAATTCTTCGGTCTGGCGCAACGGCGCGCGCGTGTGTTCCTTGTCCGAGATTCTGGAAACTGGGCGAGTCGACCGCCGGTACTTCTTGAGCCCGAAAGCCTGTCAGGGCATCCTGCGCCGCGCCGAGAAACGGGGCAAGAACCTGCCGGCGGCACTTTGCGCAGCACTGATGGCGGTAGCGACGTCTGCCACGCAGAGGCCGGCCACCTAATACCCGAAACGGTCGGCGCGCTCACGTCGGCCTGCGGCCCGAACGCGCATGGCGGGAGCGGGCTTGCCACCGACAATGGAGCGGACGCCGGCCACATCATTGCCGACACCCTGCGCGGATTTGCCCGCGCCGAACATCAGGCGGTCGCGTACGGCGGAAACAACACCGCCGGCCCTATCGACGTTGCCACGGCAGTGCGCGCCAAGGGCGGATCCGGGCATGGCGATTTCGAGTCCGAGACGTTCATCGCGCACGCGCTGCGCGCCGACGGCTTCGATGCTAGTGAAGACGGGACCGTACGCGGAACGCCGCTTTTACCGGTGGCCTTCAGTTGCAAGGACCACGGCGCTGACGCTGGGGAGATTTCTCCGAAGCTGCGCGCCATGGGTCACGGCGATTCGCATGCGAACGCTGGCGGTCAGGTAGCGGTCGCGTTCGATTGGCGCGCTGGCGGCGATACGGCATGCGGTACCAGTCTGGAAGGCTGTCCTCCGGTCAGAACATCGGACACGATCGCAGTGGCTATTCAGGCAGGTGCGCTTCGGGAGAACCCAAACAGCGGTCCAGACGGCGTCGGCGTTCAGGATGACATCGCATACACAATGGAGGCCTGCGCCGAGGTCCAGGCGGTTGCATTCGATACCGCACAGATCACATCGCGCGCCAATGGAACTAGGGCCGAGCCCGGATTGCCGACTTCCACCCTGGCAAAGCAAATCCGAATGCACGTCGCCACGACGATGCAGGTCCGCCGCCTGACGCCGCGCGAATGTGAGCGCCTGCAGGGCTTTCCTGACGACTACACCCTGATCCAGTACCGCGGCAAGCCTGCGGCCGACGGGCCACGATACAAGGCGCTCGGGAATAGTTTCGCTGTTCCGGTTGTCCGGTGGATAGGGCAAAGGATCGCCTCTGTCGAATCATTTAACGAGGCAAATTGAATTGGCACGCATCCGCACGATAAAGCCAGAGTTCTTCCGCCATGAGGGCCTTCAGGATCTTGAGGCGGCGAACCCTGGGAAGCAGGTGATGCTGGTTTTCGCTGGGCTCTGGGGCCACTGCGATAAGGCCGGCCGGTTCGAATGGAAGCCGCGGCAACTGAAGCTGGACATCCTCCCGTTCCTTGAATTCGACATGGTGGAAACGCTCGGGGCGCTCGAGCGCGCCGGTTTTCTGCGCAGTTACGAAGTCGCCGGCCGTCGCTACGGCGTCATCCCGTCCTTTGCCGATCACCAGCGCATCAACGGCAAGGAAGCCCAGGAACCGGAGAAGCACCCGCCACAACCCTTTTGCGAACCGGAACCTACTTGTGAAACAGATTTGAACCAGTCGGGAACAAATAGGGAAGCAACCTGGAAGCAACCGGGAAGCAACCTCCCGGACAGGAAGGGAAGGGAAGAGGAAGGGAAGGGGAATGGAGAAGCGCGCGGTGCGCGCCCGCTTCAAGTCCCCGACCTGGTCGCCGATGGCTTGACCGAGCAAACCTCCGTCGAGTGGTTGGCGCACCGCAAGCGCAAGCGCGCGCCGCTGACGCCGATCGCCTGGAACGCTATCAAGGCCGAAGCAGAGAAGGCGGGTTGGCCCATCGAGGACGCGATCCTCAAGGCGCTGGCGCGTGGATGGCAGGGGCTTGAAGCCGAATGGTTACGCAAGGATGGGGACAGCCGTCGGGGCCGCGCGGCCGATGGCGGGCTGGGTGAAGGGCCGCGCGGATTCCTCGAAGAAATGGGGCAGCAATGACGGAAATCGATGCCAAGCGGTTCGCCTCGGCCATGCAGGCGCTCGGCGAGTACTACGGGCGCCAACTATCGAAGGCCGCGGTTCGGCTCTATTGGCAGGGGCTTATGGAATTCGACATCCTGGCAATCGAGCGGGCGATAGGCGAACACATGCGCAACCCGGACACCGGCCAATTCCTTCCGAAGATCGCCGACGTCGTTCGCGTGATCCATGGCCGGACCGAGGATCAGTCGCTTGCGGCCTGGGCGAAGGTGGACCGGGCGGTGCGCTCGGTGGGCGGCTACCAGTCGGTCGTTTTCGACGATCCCATCGTCCACCGGGTAATTTCCGACATGGGCGGCTGGGTGGCCCTCTGTGCGAAGCGCGACGACGAATGGCCGTTCGTTGCCAAGGAATTCGGCGTCCGGTACCGGGCTTTCCGATTGCGCGGCGAGACGCCGGAGTACCCGCGCCAGCTCATCGGAATTGCCGAAGCGCACAACTCGAGCAAGGGATTGCCCTCCGATCCACCGACGCTGGTGGGAAACCAGGCCGCCGCCGAGCGCGTGATGCTGGGCGGCACGGACCGGCCGCTGGTCGCTTTCACGCGCGCCGCTACCGCTGTGCCGCGCATCGAGCAAGCCGTTGCCTGACCGTGGCCGAGTGCCTATGCCCGCAATGCACCGACACGCCGGCGCCCACCTACACGGAGGCTCACCGGATGGCTTGCGAGGCTCGGCACTGCCTGACGATGACTCTTGAAGGACTGCAGGCTTTCGTTGCGAACGTTGGCGATAAACGCGGCCGCGTTGCCGCTGAAAGGTTGAAGGATGAAATCCACCGGGAACACCGACGCCTGCGCGCCGCAAGGTCTGGCGGACCTATGGGAAATGATGGAAGTCGAAATGGTCCAGAAGGGCGGGACGAAGCAGGAGCTGGCGTGCATGCGTAACGTATTTTTCTGCGGTGCGATGGCTGTACTGACAGCGGGATTGCGCGGTCAACCGACCCCCGGAGAGCTGTTGGCTCGGATGGTAACCATGCAGTTTGATGCGATGGAAGCGGTGGGCCTGTGACCAAGCGCGTTTTTGTTCTGGCGCACGACCAGGCGCGGCGGCGCGCGGCCGAGCTGTGCCACGCGGCGCCCGATGGGATCGTGGTCACTTTCGCGGAGCCGCGCCGCACCCTTGACCAGAACGCCAAGTTGCACGCAACGCTTCAGGAATTGGGCGAATCCATGGGTTGGAAATGGTGCGGCCAGGACGTAGACCTTGACGACCTCAAAAGCGTCTTTGTCTCGGCGTTTCGAAAGGCTACCGGGCAAGGCGCGCGCTTTGTCATCGGCATTGACGGCCAGCCGGTAATCCTCAACTGGCGCACCAGGAGCATGAGCCGACGCGAGTGCGCCGACCTAATCGAAATGATCCACGCTTTCGCTGCCGAGCGCCGTATCGAAATCGACCGGCCGGCGTGTCAACTTTGAGAACCACCACCGAGGAGTAGATCAGCATGAACCATCCGATTCCGAGATTCCTTCCGCTTCCCGAGAAGAAGGCGACGCCTTTTGCCTACAACGGTTCGATACCGTGGCGCGACGACCAGATGATCGCCATCAACGGCGAACGCCGATTTGTCTACACGGTTGACTCGCGGATCGCCGACGAAGAGGAGCGGATCGACGTGAAGATGCCAGGTGGCATGTCCATGACGGTGAAAAAACTGCGCGCGCTGGGTTACGTGGTGGGTTTGCCCAATACCCTGCGGATCGACCCGCCGGCCGTCCGCAAGCACCAACAGGCGGCGGCGTGAGTCTGTTTGCCGGAACGCACGACGCGCTGGTGTTCGCGTTCCGGGCGGCGGAGCAGAACCGCCAGCGCGGGGTAATCGACAAGCTGATGAACCCTGCGGTGGGCGGTTCTGGCCGCGGCTTGGGTGGATTGGCCGGGGTTGGGCAGGCTGGCCTCATACGGGCAGAAATCAAGTCCCTGGGCAGCGTTTCGGAGGCCATCCTTACCGCAGCCTATGCGCCGGAGTTTGAGGCTACCTGCTGCGCTTCCTGCGGCCAGGAGCGGCCTAATCGTGAGCGCGGACTTGCCGTGGAATGGCTGGCGCATCACGTCGATATGACCGCGCTGGTGAAGATGGGGGTTGATATGCGGCTTCGCCGAGCCCTGGTGCGCCGTTTCTTTTCCAAGCCAGCGGATCGTCCGAGCATGAGTGCGATTGCCGAGGGCGGCGGCGTAGACCGCGGGACGGCTACCAAATACTTTGGGCTGGTCACGGCGCAACTCAAACGCGATCACAGCGTGGCATTCCACAAGATCGACGCCAGGCTCAAGGAAATTGAGTTAGTGGGCACTTCGGAGTGACTTGACAGTGAAAACTTTCCCCATAAACTGCGGAATTGAGATGGGTGGGGTTATTCCGCCCAAAATTTGTGAAGCCGCCCAATGAGGCGGCTTTTTGCATTTCTGCGGGTTGGAGAAGCGGCATCTCGTCGGCCTCATAAGCCGAAGGTCGCTCGTTCGAATCGGGCATCCGCTACCACGTTTCACGGGGAACAAAGCCATGGACTTCAGTGACGCGCTGCGGCTTCTGAAGGACGGTAAGGCTGTCCGTCGCGAAACATCGGCGCACCCCTGGGGCATGTTCGAGTGGCGATACGTACAGCGCGGGTGCAATCGTGCCGGCTACTGGGTAATCGAAAATTTCAAGCCGATATACGCGTTCAGCCCCGACAAAAAGGACCTGGACGCGACGGACTGGGTGGAAGTGCCCGATGTGCAGGCCCAGGCCGCACTCAAGCCGGCGGGCAAGATGCGATGCGACCGGCGCGGCCCGCACAACCCGGACAGCCCGTTCGTGTACGACCAGGACGATAGTCCGACACCTGATTATTGGCGCGAGCGCGACGGGCGCCAAGTTTGCTCCTACTGCGGCTCCATGCACCCCGACGCCTTCATGGAAGGCGCGCGCACGGGCGTGGAAATTTGCCCGACCGACAAGAGCTACAAGGCGTATTTCGATCCGCGGCGCAGTCACGCCAAGTTCTATTTCCAGCACTTGAGCGAAGAGCAGATGCAAGAATTCATCGACCTTCTGAACCAGAAGAAGATGAATATCGCCGAGCCCGGATACTTCTACTCGAGGCCGTTTTTCATTGCGCCGCCCGTACCGGAGCCTGCCAAGACATGAGCGCGGCGAAGCCGACCACGGTTCGGGAATGGCTTGAGGCCAACGTCTCGGGCGACGCCGAAACCATTGCCACTGAAATCGGCGACGATTTCAAGAAGGTGCGCGATCGGCTGTACTGGATGCGCAGCCAGGGCCAAGCCGAGCGCAACGACTTCGGCGCATGGCAACTCACCGGCGCCCCCCCCGTTGTCAAGGCAGATCGACCCATGAAGACAGCCCGCGCCGCTAAATCCCCGGCGAAGCGCGTCCCGAAGGTTGCCGCGCCCGTACAGGCTGAAACGGGTTACGAGGTTCTGCGCGCGGCCAATGGCGATGTCGTGGTGTTGGCTGGTGAATCCATTGCCGCCCGCGTGCCGGCTGCCATTGTTGCCGCAATCCGCGCGTTGCCGTGACCGTGGAGCGCACCACCGACCACGCCGTGCTGTACCCGCGGTGCGGTTGCGCAGAGTGCCAATTCGGGCGCCGGGAGGCGGTAGCAGCCCAGGCAGCCCGCGACCTTATCCGGGCAATCAAGCGCGAAAGCGCGCTCCCAGCCAAGACGCCGACTCTGTAGGGGAATGCCATGCGCGTGAGCTACCGGGCAATTCGCCTGATCTGCCTTCCTCTGGTCATCGTGGTCGCTTTCCTGTGCCTGCCGTTCGTCTTCTGGAACCCTAAGGACAAGCCGCGCCCGGACCTGCGCCACAAGATTTGAGCGCGCGAGGGCGCTATGAACCATGGGACGACCATCCAAGCTAACCGAGGCGCAGTGGGCTGAGGTAGAGCGCCGTCATCTGGCTGGTGAAGGAATACGGGAACTTGCCCGGGAATTCAAAATCGCCCCGGGCAACATAAGCAGGCGTGTTTCAAAACCCGTTTCTGAAACAAAAGCCGTTGCAAAACAACTTGCTACAGCGGAAATGGCTTTTGCCGCTTTGCCTGTTTCGCAACAAATCGCAACACGCAACCTTGCCGACGAACTCAAAGCCATATCAGGGCACTTGGCGAGCGCGGCGCGGTACGGTGCGGCCACTGCGCATCGGTTGAGCGCGTTGGCGCATTCCGAAGTTCAGAAGGTGGACGACGGCAGCCTGCTGGAATCGATGGATACGCTGAAGGGCGTCGCCGGTCTGACGAAGATGGTGAATGATTCGGCTGCGATCGGCCTGAACCTGCTGGCGGCCAACAAGGAAGGCGTCAAGCGCCTGAGCGAGCGCGACGCCGAAGAGCCGGACGCGCCGCCCATGAGCCCCGACCAAGCGCGCGATGCGGTCGCGTCCGGGCTTGAGAAGTTGCTGCGCCGTGGATGAGATTGAGCCGCGCGAACTGGTCGCTTTGGAAGAAGCGTCGCGCGAAAGTCTGATGGCGTTCGTCGCCTTGATGTTCTGGCGGCGCCGTGGGTACGCATGGAGCTTGGCGCGGCACCACCTGAAGATATGCGAGGCTTTGGAGCGGGTGTTTCGCGGTGAGGTCCGCCGGCTGGTCATCAATTGCCCACCGCGGTACAGCAAAACTGAGCTTGCGGTCGTCAATTTCATCGCTTGGGCGCTGGGCCGGGTGCCGGACGCGGAATTCATCCACGCGAGCTATTCGGCGACGCTGGCGGCCTCCAACAGCGCGGCGGTGCGGGCCCTGGTGCAACACGAGGGATACCGCAGCATCTTCCCGTCAATTGCGCTGCAGGATGAAGCCCGGAGCCATTGGACGACGACCGCTGGCGGCGTCATGTACGCGGCCGGCGCTGGCGGCACGATTACCGGATTCGGCGCCGGCAAGGGGCGCGATGGGTTTGGCGGCGCCATCATCATTGATGACCCGCACAAGCCTGACGAGGCGCGCAGCGAGGTCATCCGCAAGGGCGTCATCGATTGGTTCCAGAACACGCTGGAAAGCCGCAAGAACGACCCGGCGCGCACGCCGATCATCCTCATCATGCAGCGCCTGCACGAGTCGGACTTGGCGGGCTGGCTGCTGGTTGGTGGCAATGGCGAACCGTGGGAACACGTCTGCCTGGAAGCAATTCAGCCGGACGGAACGGCGCTGTGGCCGGAAAAACACGACCTGAAGGAGTTGCGCCGGATGGAGCAAGCGTCGCCGTACGTCTTTGCCGGCCAGTACCAGCAGCGTCCGGCACCGGCTGAGGGTGGATTGTTCCGACCAGATCGAATTCAGGTCATCGAGGCGCTTCCCGCGCTGCCGATAAAGTGGGTTCGCGGGTGGGATCTTGCCTCGACGACGGACGGCGACTGGACCTGTGGAGGAAAAATCGGGCATCTGCCGGACGGCCGTTTCGTGATCGCGGACATGGTTCGGGTGCGCGAGGGCCCGGACGACCGGGACGCGGTGATCTACGCAACGGCCACGCGCGACGGCATGGGTACGACCATCGACATACCCCAAGACCCAGGGCAAGCCGGGAAAACCCAGGTCTCGTACCTCACTCGGATGCTTGCCGGCCTCAACGTCCAGTCCTCGCCGGAAACGGGCGACAAGGTGACCCGGGCCGAGCCTTTCGCCGCCCAGGTAAATGTCGGCAACGTGCTGATGCTACGCGGCGCTTGGAACGATGCACTTCTGGACGAAATGCGGATGTTCCCGAACGGAACATTTGATGACCAGGTCGATTGCCTGAGCCGAGGATTTGCCGCTCTCGTGAATGCCCGGTCCTTCCTCTTTGCTTGATCGGGGCGATATGGGACTTTTCACTCGCATCCAGTTCTGGGCCGCGCAGCGCCGGTACCAGCCGGACCGCGAGTCCATGGCCTACCCGAAGCTCATCAGCCTGATGGGCCAGAACCGGACGCTCGGAACACCGAAGCCGACGCCCACGAACCTGCGCTACTTCTCCCGCACGGTGTACGCGCGGCGCGCCATCAACGCAATCAAAGACCCCATAGCCTCACTCCCCTGGGAAGTGGTGCCGATCGACAAGAAAGCGAAGGTCAACGAAAAGCAGACCGAGACGGTCATCGCCTGCCTGAACCGACCGAACCAGGCCGACAGCATGCGATCGCTGCTCGAGCAGTTGATTGAGGATGCGCTGGTGACTGGCGCAGGTGTTCTTGAACAGGCCATCACGGCGGACACCATGCGACCGCTCTGGCTTTGGCCGGTGGACGCGACGACGATCCGCCCGCTGGCTCGATGGGACGGAAACCCGCAGTCGATCCGGTTTGTGCAAGGACTTGGCTATACCGGCGGCTCGATCCTTTCGGATGTCAACGCCAAGAAGTTGGAGGCGCAGGACATCGTCTACATGCGCCTGAACCCGAGCAGCGAAACGCCGTACGGGTATGGACCGCTGGAAATCGCTTACGACTCGGTGTCGTACAAGCTCGGTGTGGGGCGCTACGCCGCCTCGCTTGCGAGCAACGCCCAGCCGCAGAACTTCATATACGCCGGCCAAGTCACGACGCAGGAAGAAATCCTCGCATTCCGGAACTACTGGCGCAACGAGGTAGAGGGCCAGGGCCAGACGCCGATCGTCGCCGGCGCGATCAAGCCCGAGGCGATCAAGCTGCACCCGGCGACCGACGACGCGCTGTACCTCAAATGGCAGGAATTCCTGATACGGGAGATCGCCACCGCTTTCAGCCTGAGCCCGCAGAACCTTGGGCTCGAATCTGATGTAAATCGAAACACATCTGAGGTCGCCGAGGACCGCGACTGGGACGCCGCGATCAAGCCGATGGCGCACCTTATCGAAGCGCACCTGACGCGCGACGTGATCCATGGCCGGCTCAACATGACCGGATTGCAGTTCCGCTTCACCGGCCTGGACCGCGAGGATGAGATGGCGAACGCGGAGATTTACACCAAGCTGTACCAGGGCAACGCCATTACGCCCAACGAACAGCGCGAACGGATGGGATTGCCGCCTCTGGAATCGGAGTGGGCTGATCTGACCTATGCCGACGCGCAAATCGCCATGCAAGCGGCCCGCGGCGCCAAGCAGGTAGACGATCCAGCAATCACCAAAGGAGCGAAAAGTGGGAATTGATATTCATACCGTAGAAGCGGTTGACGGCTCGCAACAAAGCCGCACGGACCGCGTGCTTTTCTGGCTGCAGTTCGCCGTCGCAAATGCTGCCGGCGGAAGCGCCGGTGCTGCCGTATCGACGGCCGTCACTTTCCCGGCGACCGCGAATATCCCGGCGAACTACTTCGTGGATGTGGAGGTCTCGCAGGACTGCACCTACTACATCACGTCCAAGACGCAAGCAGGTTTCACCGTCGTGATGACGCCGCGTCTGGCAGCGAACACGCTGGCCTCCGGCACCTTCAACGTCCGCGTCGAAGCCTGATGGGTGCGCCGGAAAACAAGCCGGCGGCCAAAGCCGCAAGAGCCGATGCGGATTTGGTGAAGATCACGCCGGCGGAGGAATCGCGCCGTGATCTTCCAGTGATGCTCGACACAAAGGCGAACGTACCGCTGTCGGCAGAGCTATCCGGCGCCTTGGCCGTTGCCGGTTCGGTTCCCGAGCATGGCGCACTGGCCGCTGTCTCCCAGGCGCTGCAGGATCTCAAGGCCCGTGCGTCCAGCGTCGAGCAGTCCTTGGGCAAGAGCCACGCCGCGCTGCTGGCCCGCATCAAGTCGCTTTAACCGGAGAAACACCATGAGTTTTGCAACCGACTTCCAGACGGCCATCGTCACGGCCCAGAAGAACTACCAAGCCTCGCAGACCGCGGCAAATGCGCAGGAGGTCGGTCGCCTGGTCGAGCTGAGCAACAAGATTGCCGACTTGAAGCAGGCCGCAGCTCGCATCACCAGCGCGGGCGGCGTCCTGAACTCGACGGCGCTGTCCGAACTCAACTCGCTGGTATCGCAACTCTGAGGCCAAGCAATGCCTTTGACGCAAAAGCAGCGGGATGCGTTGCCGGGAAGCGACTTTGCCGTCCCCGGGCAGCGCCGCCTTCCGATCCATGATCGGGATCACGCAAAAATGGCGTGGTCGATGCTCGAGCATACGAAGGGGCTCAGCGAACCGGAGAAGGCCGAGGCAAAGCGTCGCATTTTGCGCCGCGCGAAAGAACTGGGCATCGACACTGCCGACTGGGAGGCGCACCAATCGCCGGCCCTGGATATGCAGCCAGCCGGAGCCCAGGACGGCGGCGCAATGCACGCCATGCACTTTGAAGCGATGGCCCTGGAAGTACCCGAAACACCGGACCATCCGAACAAGATTCCATTTTCGGGCGTGATGACGCGCATCGACCAACCTTCCGACAACCCAGTCGGCGGGGCCCAAGGTCGGCACGTCCTCATCCCCAAAGCGGTAGCCGAAGCGGCCCTCGGGACGCTCCTTGGCATGGGGGTGGATTACACCCCGAACCTGAGTGGGCACGATCCCACGAAGAAGATCGGCGTCATTACTGCGGCCAACATCGTAGACGACGCGATCCAGATCGAAGGCTTTTTGTACGGCGCGGACTTTCCGGCTGTGGTGGCTGACATTCAGAAACGCAAGTCGCAACTGGGCTTCTCCTATGAAGCGCAAGCGACGGTGGCGAACTGGAACACCGACCCGGTCGAGGTGACTCGCTGTGTATTCACTGGCGCGGCCATCCTATTCAAGGACAAGGCGGCCTACACCTCAACCTCATTGGAGGCGTCAGCCTCGCAGGAGTTTTCAGACATGGATATGGAACAACTGATCGCGGCCGTGAAGGCCACCGTCACCGAACAACTGGCGCCGATCGCCGCGGAAGTCACCGCGCTCAAGGCCAGCGCCGGCAAGCTCGAAGCATCGAACGTGCTGCACAAGGTCAAGCCCCACGCCGACAAGATCCGCGCCTGCGCCGACGGCATGGAAGCCGATGGCATGGGCGGTCACGAGCGCGACGGCCATGTCGCCGTCATGCGCCGCATGGCCGACAAGATGGAAGCCGAGGCCGTACTGGGCAAGCTCCCGCACGTCTGGCGCGACCACGACTGGCTGAACGCCAGCGCCGAGGCCAAGGCCGCCGACAAGGTCAAGGACGACCAGATCGCCGCCCTGACCGCAGAGGTCGCCGAGCTCAAGGCCAAGGGTTTCGCCGCTGCCGCCGCGCCGGCGCGCAAGACCGACGAGACCGTGGCTACGAAGCCCGGCCTGCAGGCCGCCGGCTCGGTGGACTTCAAGGCCAATGACGCGGCCCGCAAGAGTGCTGGCCTGTCCACGACTGCCCGCCTTGCGGCGCTCGCCCTGGAGCGTGCGCAAGCCTCGCACTGACCCAAACCGATAGAGAACGAGCCGCCTTCGGGCGGCTTTTTTTTCGCCCAAATCAAGGATCAAAGCCATGTCCGAAGCACAAATGATGAAGTTCCAGGCGGCAGCCGATTACCTCGGCACCGGCGCCATCGAGGTCAACGAGTACGAGCCGGTCATCACCGATCTCGTCCGTCGTCGTTCCGTTGCCCTGCAGCGTTTCAAGCAGATTCCCGCCACCGGCCAGCCGCATCGCTATTTCGAAGAAACCGCCATCGCCCAGGGCGCGTTCCAATCGACCGGCGGCCAGGGTTCGACGGCGATTTCCCCGACTGCGGCAAGCCCGACCCGCGTCGAGCGCTCCGCGTTCATCAAGGCGTGCGTGAACCAGTCGAACATCGCCCTGTTCGACAAGATGGTGACCCAGCAGCAGAAGAAGTTCGCCGAGGTCATCGCGCGCGACATCGAGGACATCATCAACGGCATCAACGTCGTGCGCGCCGCGAACGTCTGGAACGGCACCGACACGTCGCTGTCCACCCCGACCACGGTGCAGTACGTGGGTCTGCTCACGCAGATCACCACCCAGTACCAAGTCGCGGTCGGCGCGTCGATCATCGACTCGATCAAGCTCGCGGTCGCCAACCTGGTCGGCCAGGCCGGCTACGTGGTGAAGCCGACGGCGGTGTACGTCAACCCGGTGCTTGGAAACTACATCGACCAGGAAGCGAAAGCCGGCCAGATTTTCATGAACGAGGTCGAAGTGGTCGCGGGCCTGAAGGTCAAGGCCATCTCCACCCAAGCCGGTGACCTGCCGTTGATCGGCGATGCGTTCCTGCCGGCGGCAACCGGTGCGGCCTACGGCTTTTCCGCGCCACCGGCCGGCAACAAAAACTACTTCGCCGTGATCCTCATGGAGGAAGTGGTCGAAATGCCGTACGTGGGCGGCGAGACGGACAACCCGAACCCGCTGCTGTTCCAACTCGGCCTGACCGGCAACCTGTCCGGCCAGTACGTCGGGGTGATGTTCGACGCGATCATCGCGAAAGCTGCTTCCTATGCTCATGCAGTTGTGGGCGTTTACCGCCCGTAAGCCTGAGCAGTTGACGCTCTGCGGGGCCGCCATTGCGCGGCCCCGTTTCTTTTTGGAAGGACCGCCATGCGCGTCTACCACGAATCCCATTTGCCGCTGCACACGCTGATCGTGTGCCCCGGCGCCGAATTCAAGAACGTATCCGACTGGAAGGACGCCGCCGGCAAGCCTGCCACGTTCACCGTCGAATTCAAGTACGGGGTGGCCGATGTCACGGACCAACTCGGCAAGTACCTGCTCGACAAGGGGCTCGCCAAGCGTTCGCAGATCATCCTGCCCGCATCCCAGACTGGCCTCGTCAATGGCGTGGCGCCGCGCAAGCCCCCGACGCTGATCACCGCCGAACAAATGCCGATCCGCAATCCGGAGCCTGCTCATGCTTGAGCCGACGCAAGCGACGGCCCATACGGTCGTTGACCAAGGGCCGCTGACGCAGGTCTACCTGACGGGCGCGCAGCTCGGGCTGACGGCTCCTGGCACGGTCGGTCCGTTCGCCTCTGGCGGTTACTCGAAGCTGGCCGTCGGCGCCACCAATTCTGCGGCCGGTTCAATCGTCGTGCAGCGGTACCTGGACCAGGCGGGCACGATTCCTCAGGGCGCCGCGCTGACGCAAGCTCTCACCGGTGGAACAGCCGGCGTACTGAACATCACCGACGGCGTGCCGTTCCAGTCTTTCACCATCCAGATCACCGGCGCCGGCACGCTGTCGAACGTGGCCTGCCTTCTGCAGAGTCAATAAGTGGGCGCGCTGTACCTGCAAGGGTCGGATCTGGCGGGATTCGGCGTTCCAAACGCCACGGCAGCCCAAATCCAGCAGGCCAGCGCGCAGATCGACGTGTGGCTGGCGCGGCGCGAAGGCCTCCTATTCGCGCCAGACGCCAACGGGAATCCCTGCTACATGACGGGTTTGGCCCCGGCGACATCGCTCACCCTGAACGCTGCCATCGCGCCCGGGACCATGGTCACCGCGACCGTGACGGGCCCGACCGGCATGATCCAGCCGGGCGCCGTTTTCGTCATTGACATTCCGACCGGCACAAATCCACCGGTCACGACCGAGGCGCTGGTCGTGAACTCGGTCACCGGCCAGAACGTCATTTTCAATTCGGTGCAGTTTGCGCACGCGCAGGGCGCGGTGCTGGCCGGCGGCCTGACCATTGTCGAGCAGCGCACAATGCCCGCCGATCGGCCGCTGACCCAGGTGAGCCGCACCCCGGTGGCCGGCGTCCTGTCGGGCGTTGGCCGGTACGGCTACATGCGGCGCGGCCAGGACGCGGTCGGATCGATCGACACGTACAACCTGCTCGCCGTGATGTCGAAATTCGGCGGGCCGCCGGCCTGGGAAGCGTGGACGCCGCAGGCCAACAGCATCGACCCGCAGACGGGCCAAATATGGGTGCCCGCGGGCGTGCTGCTCGCCTACTACACCGAGGTCCGCATGCACTACGTCGCGGGGTTCAGCTACGCGAGCCTGCCGACCGACGTGAAGCAAGCGTGCGCGAACATCATAAATAACATCGTCAACACGGCCGGAATCCCGACGACGATGCAAGGCATCAAGGCGGGCGGCACCGAAATGAAGCGGTTCAACGCGCAGCCAAACATGCTGGCAAGTCTGCTGGTCGATGACGACACGAAGGCACTCCTGGCGCCGTTTCGCGCCCGGGTGTATGCCTGATGTCGTTCCTGTATCCGCGAGTCGTCGGCATTACTCGGCCGACGCAGGCGATGTCTCCCGGGATCAACGGCTACGGCGGCCAGGTGCCGTCAACGGAAACGGCGGTTGCCTCGGGGCTTCCGGCCAGCATCCAGTACGTCAAGCAGCGCGGGCCTGAAGAAGCGCGTCTGCCCGGAGATTCCCACAAGACCGAATGGCGGGTTTTCATCCCGCTGGCGGCGATTGCGCGCGGCCTCATTGAAACCCGAGACATTGTGACCGACGACGCCGGTCAGCGGTATCAGGTGATAGCCCCGTACTGGGACAGCTTGGGATACCAGTTGACCTGCGAACTGCTCGAGGCATAGGCATGTCGGACATCTCGGACGTTCTTTCGGTCCTTGCGACCCAATGCTCGAGCGCCGTCTACCCGAACGGTACCGGCCAAGCGTCCGTGACGGGCAAGGATGTGCATGTTTTCCCGGGCTGGCCGCTGCCGGCGAACCTGGACGCCGCAGTGGCCGCCGGGAAAGCCGAAATCAGCGTCTACCCGAGCGGCATGGAAATGAACCGGACGCGCTACCAGCCGGCGCAGCAGGTTCAGTCCGTTGCCACGGCGACTTTGACGCTGAAGCAGTCGGGTAACGTGGTCACGGTCGGCGGCGCGATGCCGAGCCCCTTCACGGCTCACAACATGGCCGTGCTGATCGGCTCGCAGGCTTTCGTCTACCCGGTCCAGGCGACCGACACGCTGACGTCGATCGCTACGGGTCTGGCGACGCTTCTGGCTGTTTCCTACCCCGGAACGACCAGCTCGGGGCCCGTCGTGACTCTGCCGTCCGGCGTGGTGCCCAAAGTGGTGCGGGTAGGCACAACCGGCGTTATCGGTACCGAATGGGAGCGGCAAGCCCAGCGCATCCAGATCACGGTTTGGGCGCCGGACCCGACGACCAGGGCGCAGATCGGCGCCGCAATCAAGGTCGCGCTGGCGCAGATCGCTTTCCTGACGATGCCCGACGGCTATGGCGCACGGGTTCTGTCAGCGGCCGGATCGCTCACTGACAGCATCGAAAAGGCGGTCATCTACCGGCGCGACCTCTTCTACGAGGTCGAGTACGCCACGACGGTCATCAGCAACGCGGCGACCGTGGTCGCTGTGGAAATGCAACTTGAGCCGCAACCGGCAAACACCGTGATTGCCACGGTCAATTAGGAGTTCCCATGGAAGAAACAAACACCCCGGCGCCGCTGGGCTATTACCTGGTGGTCGCCAATGCGTTCGGTGAGTACGCCCGCGGCGCGACCATCAAGGAGCCGGCGCAGATCGAGGCCATCTTGCAGAGCGAGAACGCGCACTACTGCCGCAAGGTATTCGGATAGGAGCCCGCGTGAACATCACATTCTTGCAGTCGTATGTCCTCGATGGCGTTGCCATTGGGGCGGGGCAGACGGCGACGGTACTGGACTCGGTCGGGTATGCGCTGATCAACCAGGGTATAGCCGTAGTTGCTTCAGGCAGTACGCCGCCATCAACCGCAGTCGTAGCGGTCCCGGTGACGGTGAATGCGGCTACAGGGGCGCTTCTTTCCCCGAATGTTTCA